TATAAAATTGATCACGCGATTGAAAAGTTAAGTGAGGTAAATACAACAGTTAGCAGAATGCTTGCTGTCCATGAAGAGCGCATATCAAAGCAAGAAGAAATCGACACTGTATTATTTGCAAAGGTTGACAAACTCAGTGATAAAATTGACCGCAATAATGACAGTCTGTTTACAAGAATACGAGCACTAGAACAAAAGGTTTGGAAGATAATCGGTGGGTTTGCTGCTGTAACAATTATTGTTAATGTTACTGGTTTGCTTTTACGCACAGGAATTTTAAACAACCTCTTGGCACCAGCACCACAACCTGTTATAATTCAAGGGCGTTAGTCTCTTTGGTATGGATTTTATTGATGTAAAGTACATCAATCTGTTGTCTTCACGACTTCCAAAGTTTAAGAGAGTCAAGGCGCATCTTTACAATTTCCGCTGCCCGATCTGTGGTGACTCACAGAAGAGTAAGAGCAAGGCACGAGGATATTTGTATCGAATCAAGAACAACACTAATTTCAAGTGTCACAACTGTGGACTGAACATTTCCTTCAACAGTTTCCTGAAGCAACTGGATCCTGTTCTGCATAAGGAATACATCTTTGAGAAGTTCAAAGGTGGTCAGACTGGTAAGAACTTTGTGACAGAAACTCCAGAGAGTGTTCTTGACATTGCTAAAGAGTCTAAACCGCAATTCGAAAAGAAATTAACAATTGATTTGCCATCAGCATTTGATGTCAATGTCTCCAAGATTTACCTTCATGGGAGGGCAATCTTTGATGGGGAATTTTATTACTGTGAGAACTTTAAGAAGTTTGCCAACTCCATCAGACCAGGGACATTTGAGAACGAAGACTACGGAGAACCCAGAGTGGTCATCCCAATGCGAAAGGATGGTAACCTGATCGGGGTTCAGGGACGAGCACTTTCGTCAAACCCCATTAAATATATCACTGTAATGATTGATGATGAACAACCAAAGATTTACGGACTTGACCGAATCGATGCAGACTTACCTGTCTATGTGGTCGAAGGACCCCTGGACAGCACTTTCGTTGACAATTGTGTGGCTCTGTGTGGGAGTGACGGTGACGTGGGTTGTCTTGAGGGAAGCAACCTCGTTTTTGTTTACGATAACGAACCCCGCAATAAAGAAATTGTCAAGCGAATTGAACGACACATTGAACAAGGAAACAAAGTCGTCATCTGGCCGAAAAACGTCCACGAAAAAGACATAAATGATATGGTCCTTGCTGGTCATTATGTCAAGGATTTGATAAAATCAAATACATATCAAAATCTCGAAGCAAAGCTACACTTTACAACCTGGAAAAGAGTATGAGTAACGGAACAAAGGTCAAGAAGAGAGACGGAAGAATTGAACCATTAGACCTCGATAAGATGCACTTGATGGTGCAAGAGGCATGTGAGGGTCTTGCAGGGGTCTCTGCGAGTCAAGTTGAGATTCAATCTGGAATCCAATTTTATGATGGAATCACTACCTCTGAAATTCAAGAGATTCTGATTCGTTCTGCTTCTGACTTGATTGATTTGGATCATCCGAATTACCAGTTTGTTGCAGCACGTCTTCTTCTCTTTTCTGTGAGGAAGCAGTTGTTTGGTCGAACCAGGACTCTTCCAAAACTCATTGATCACATCACAGAACAAGCATACGCTGATCATTATGATCGTGAGATCTTTGATAAGTATTCAAGAGAAGAAATTGAACACGTCGAGATGTTCCTTGATCACAAGCGTGATTTTCTCTTCACTTATGCTGGACTACGCCAGGTTGTCGATAAATATCTTGTACAGGATAGAAGCACTGGGAAGGTTTATGAAACTCCCCAGTTCATGTATATCATGATCGCTCTGACTATCTTTAGAGATTATCCCAAGGAAACGAGACTCTCTTATGTCAAGCGATACTACGACGCAATCTCGAAGCACAAACTCAACATTCCCACACCTATCATGGCGGGAGTGCGAACTCCACTTCGACAGTTTGCTAGCTGTGTTCTTGTTGATGTTGATGACACCCTCGATTCTATCTTTAGCTCTGATATGGCAATTGGCAGGTACGTTGCACAAAGGGCGGGAATCGGTATCAACGCAGGTCGCATCCGTGGCATCAACAGTCGAATCAGAGGTGGAGAAGTTCAGCACACAGGCGTTGTCCCATTTCTCAAAAAGTTTGAAGCAACTGTCCGTTGCTGCACACAAAATGGCATCCGAGGTGGATCAGCGACTGTCCACTTCCCAATCTGGCACCAAGAAATAGAAGACATTCTGGTTCTTAAGAACAACAAAGGAACGGAGGACAATCGTGTTAGAAAGCTTGACTACTCCATCCAGATTTCGAAACTTTTCTATGAACGTTTCATTAAGGATGAAGAAGTTAGCCTCTTCTCACCACATGATGTTCCAGGTCTCTATGATGTTTTTGGTACTCCTGGATTTGATGAGTTGTATGTTCGTTATGAACAAGATCAGTCTGTTCCAAGAAAGACTATCGGAGGTCAAGAACTCATTTTGGATCTCCTGAAGGAGAGATCTGAGACTGGTCGAATTTACATTATGAACATCGACCACTGTAATTCTCATTCATCCTTCAAGGATAAAGTTGAGATGAGTAATCTGTGTCAGGAGATCACTCTGCCCACTTATCCTCTTCAACACATTGACGACACCGTGGGTGAGATTGCTCTCTGCATTCTCTCTGCAGTGAATGTTGGTAAGATTAGATCTGATGAGGAACTGGAAGACCTCTGTGACCTCGCTGTGAGAGGTCTGGAGGAACTGATTGATTATCAGGAGTATCCAGTCAAGGCAGCAGAGATTGCAACCAAGGCACGTCGCTCTCTGGGTGTTGGCTTCATTGGTCTGGCACACTACCTTGCCAAGTTGGAAGCACCTTATGACTCACAGAAAGCATGGGATGCTGTTCATGGACTCGCTGAGTCATTCCAGTATTATCTCCTTAAGGCTTCCAACACATTGGCAAAGGAGAAGGGACACTGTGAATACTTTGGCAGAACTAAATATTCAGACGGGATTCTTCCCATTGACACTTACAAAAAAGATGTAGACGAGATTACAACAACACCACTGCAACATGATTGGGAGGGTCTTAGAAAATCTATCCTGGAGACAGGACTCCGACACAGCACTTTGTCCGCACAGATGCCTTCAGAGAGCAGTTCCGTTGTGTCAAATGCCACAAACGGAATTGAACCACCTAGAGCATTCCTGTCCGCTAAAAAGTCCAAGAAGGGGGTTCTTAAGCAGATTGTTCCATCGTATTCAACTCTGAAGAATCATTACACTCTGCTCTGGGAAATGGGAAGCAACAAGGGTTACATTAACGTTGTTGCTGTAATGCAAAAGTTCTTTGATCAAGCCATCTCAGGTAACTGGTCTTATAACTTGGAAGATTATCCCGACAGAGAAGTTCCAACATCCGTGATCGCAAACGATCTCCTTACCACCTATAAGTATGGATGGAAGACTTCTTATTATCACAACACTTATGATTCCAAACATGATGGAAGTGATGAAGAAAAAGAGAATACTAAACAAAAACTTGAAGATCTAGTAAAAGAACTATCAGAGTCAGAGGAGGAAGTCTGTGAATCCTGCGCGATTTGATTTTAAGGTTTCACCAGTAGGTGGCAATAATGATGTGGATGTGAGAGGAATGACTGTTTTTAACAGTAGAGAGGTAAACACTAAGAAGCAACCAATGTTCTTTGGTGCTCCACTTGGTATCCAGAGATATGATTCTTATAAGTATCCAGTCTTTGAGAAACTCACAACTCAACAACTGGGTTATTTTTGGAGACCAGAGGAGGTTTCACTTCAGAAGGACAGGTCAGATTATCTGACTCTTCGTCCAGAACAAAAGCACATCTACACTTCAAACCTGAAGTATCAGATTATGCTGGATTCCATTCAAGGTCGTGGACCTGGAATGGCATTCATTCCTTATTGCTCTCTTCCAGAACTGGAAGCGTGTATGGAAGTGTGGGGATTCATGGAAATGATTCACTCACGTTCTTACACTTACATCATCAAGAACATTTACTCGGATCCATCCGAGGTGTTTGACACGATCATCAAGGATCCAAGAATTCTTGAGCGAGCACAGAGTGTCACTGAATCTTATGATGACTTCATCAATTGTGCCCAGACCTACGGGAATGGCAGTGGTTGGTTACATCAACTCGAAGGTGTCCCAGCAGCACAAGAGGAACTCAAAGATGTCAAGAGAAAACTGTTCAGAGCAGTCGCCAACGTTAACATTCTTGAGGGTATTCGCTTTTACGTTAGTTTTGCTTGTAGTTTCGCCTTCGGTGAACTTAAACTCATGGAAGGATCTGCCAAGATTATCTCCCTGATTGCAAGAGACGAGAATCAGCATTTGGCAATCACTCAGAACATCCTTAACAAGTGGCGTGAGGGTGATGATCCAGAGATGAAACAGATCATGCAGGAAGAAGAAGAGTGGGTTTATGCCATGTTTGACAGGGCAGTAAATGAAGAGAAGAAGTGGGCAGACTATTTGTTTAAAGACGGAAGCATGATCGGATTGAATGACACTCTTCTCAAGCAATATGTTGAATGGATTGCTAACCGTAGAATGAAGGCCATTGGTCTCAAACCAGTTTATGACATTGCAGCAAAGAACAACCCACTTCCCTGGACACAACACTGGATCTCCTCCAAGGGTCTCCAGGTTGCACCACAGGAAACGGAACTCGAATCCTATGTTCTCGGATCATTCAAGCAAGATGTCAAGAAAGATACCTTCTCAGGGTTCCAACTCTAAGAAACTTTTTACTGACGGATTTTATTATGAGTTTGAGTTTCTCATTGGTAGAGACAAACAAACTTTCATTCAGAAAATAGAGAGGTGGTGTGCTAAAAGACAACCACCTCTAAACACGATTCTTTTGCATTTGTTTGCTGGTTTTGTGGAATGGTATTATGGAATTAAGGTTTCACAAACCATGGACCAGGTTGATGCTCAGATCAGAGAGATTAGTGAGCGATGGAAAGCAGCACAGGAAGCACCAAAACCTGTTTATAAGACCGAGAAGTCTGAAGTTGAAGGATTGGACACCATTAGTGTTTCAACAGAGTTTCCAGACCCATGGGAAGAAGATTATAAAGATGATTGGAACGCTTGGAGGTCTAAATAACGCAGATGAAACATGATGAGTGTGTGATTACGAAAACCCCTGGTTGTATCTTGAAGTCCCTTTTACCTCTGACGATATTGGGGATAACTTTGGTTTTGTTTATAAAATTACCAATCTCACCAACGACCGACTCTACATTGGAAGAAAGGTTTTCTGGTTTCATCGAAAGCCCAGAGGGAAGAAAAGAAAAGTAAAAATTGAGTCAGACTGGAAAAAGTATTACGGGTCCTCCGATGAATTGAAAGAGGACATCAAACTTCTGGGTGTGGAAAACTTCAAAAGGGAAATC